GGATGCCAAGACAGGCAAGAAACTGAACCGTCCTATTGATGATTTCAACCACCTGATGGATGCAATGCGTTATGCAGTTGAATCTATTGTGAAGGGTGATGCTTTCAGTTTTGACTAAGCAATTACCGGGTAGAATACACGGCATCAGCAACCGTTCTTTTTGGACGGTAGGAAACGGTTGTCAAATGCTTACTCCGGGGCGGTTGCAACAGGTGACCGCCTATGATGCCTGTATAACTACTTTTTGAATAAAAGAAACAAATTAGTAACACATACCCTTGGAAACATAGTGTTTTCAGGGGTTTTGATTTTATTATGCAATGAAAGGGGTGAATTGAACCGTGTTCAGTTCCTTTGTGGATGCAATCACATTAAAACTTAGCAATTTCATATTGCAAGGGGCAAAGGCACACATGACCGACTTGGAATTTCTTGAAAAGGAAATTGCAGCATGGAAGTGTTCACCCCGTAGAATGATGCAGATAAAAGGATTTTTGTACTATGACGGTGACCATGATGTAATTCACCGCAAGCGTACAATGATCGGTGAAGGTGGGGAACTTGAAGTTGTTGAGAACCTACCAAACAACAGAATTGTTGATAACCAGTATGCAAAGATGGTCAATCAGAAAGCCAATTATCTGTTTGGTAAGCCGTTCACACTAAGCGGTGAAAACACTGCATATATTGAACTGCTGAAAAAGATATTTGACAAGAAGTTCATGCGAACATTGAAAAGTGCTGGCAAAGCTGCATATAACGGCGGTATTGCTTGGCTATATCCATACTACAATGAACGGGGTGAATTTGCTTTCAGGCTTTTCCCCGCTTATGAGATTTTGCCATTTTGGAAAGATTCTGAACATACTGAACTTGATTTCTTCATCCGGCATTATGTGACGGTTGCCTATGACGGCAATCAAAGGAAGTTCATTGAAAAGGTTGAATTGTATGATCTGAATGGTGTTCACCTGTTCATTCTTGATGGTGGGAAACTGATTCCTGACATTGTGAACAATGAAACCGCAGACTTCCCACACGTTACAATGACGGATGCTGCCGGAAATGTTCAAGTGTTCAACTGGCAGCGTGTTCCCTTGATTCCATTGAAAGCCAATGAACAGGAAACACCGCTGATTAAGAAAGTCAAGTCATTACAGGACGGTATCAATGTGATGCTGTCTGACTTTGAAAACAATATGCAAGAAGATGCCCGGAACACCATTTTGGTATTGAAGAACTATGACGGTACTAATTTGGGTGAGTTCAGGAAGAATCTTGCAACCTATGGTGCAGTAAAGGTCAGATATGACGGTGATACTAAGGGTGGGGTTGAAACCCTTGAAATCACAGTCAATGCAGAGAATTACAAGACCATTGTGGAAATCTTCAAGAAAGCCTTGATTGAGAACGCAATGGGTTATGATGCCAAGGATGACAGACTTTCCGGCAATCCTAATCAGATGAACATTCAGTCAATGTATTCTGACATTGATACAGATGCCAATGATACAGAATCAGAAGCACAGGCAACAATGGATGATGTACTTTGGTTTGTCAACTGCCACCTTGCCAATACAGGACAGGGTGATTTTGAAGGTGAAGAAGATGGGGTTGATGTGGTATTCAACCGTGATATGCTGATGAATGAATCAGATATTATTGATAACTGTCAGAAGTCACAGGGAATCATTTCTGATGAAACAATCATCAGTATGCATCCTTGGGTGGATGACCCGCAACTTGAAATGGAACGCCTGAAAAAGCAGAAGGAAGAAGCACAGAAAGAAATGCTTGCACAGTATGACCCGTTTGGTACACAGAATGATGACCCTGACAACAAAGGTGACCCATCACAGGGAAGTCAGGGCGGTGAAGTAGATGAATAACGGTGAATACTGGCAGAAGCGTTTTGAACTGCTTGAACAGGCTGCACACCAACAGGGGGTTCAGTGTTATGCGGATATTGAAAAACAGTACCGACAGGCACAGAAACAACTTGAAGGTCAGATTGCTGCATGGTATCAGCGTTTTGCATCCAACAACGGGGTAACCCTTGCAGAAGCAAAGCGGATGTTGAACGCAAAGGAACTTGCTGAACTGAAATGGGATGTGAACCAGTACATTCAGTACGGTCAGGAAAATGCGATCAACGGCACTTGGGTCAAGCAGCTTGAAAACGCATCTGCAAGATTCCATATCAGCAGACTTGAAGCCTTGAAGTTGCAGACCCAACAGAGCATTGAAGTCATGTTTGGAAACCAACTTGACAGCATTGACAGTACAATGCGAAATGTTTACAAGTCCGGCTATTATCACACAGCCTATGAGATTCAGAAGGGTGTGGGTGTTGGTTGGGACTTTTCCGCACTGGATGATAAGCAGATCAGCAAGGTCATCAATAAACCTTGGGCGGTTGACGGTAAGAATTTCAGTGAAAGGATATGGGGCAACCGTCAGAAGTTGGTCAATGAACTGAACAACACTCTGACACAAAACATCATCTTGGGAAAAGACCCACAAAAAGCCATTGATGAACTTGCCCGGAAGATGAACACTTCCAAGACCAACGCCGGGCGATTGGTAATGACAGAAGAAGCCTTTTTCAGTTCCGCAGCACAAAAGGACTGCTTCACTGAACTGGATGTTGAACAGTTTGAGATTGTGGCAACACTGGATTCCCACACTTCGGATATATGCCGGGGTATGGACGGCAAGCATTTCCCTATGTCTGAATGGAAGGTTGGTGTGACTGCACCGCCGTTTCATGTTCATTGCCGTTCAACCACAGTACCATATTTTGATGATGAATTTGATGCTGTTGGTGAACGTGCTGCACGGGATGAAGAAACAGGCAAGACCTACTTTGTACCGGGCAATATGACCTATAAAGAATGGGAAAAGGCATTTGTTAATGGTGATAAGTCAGGCTTGCAAGCAGTCAACAGTGATGATACAATCAAAGAAAAAGAACCAAGTGAAGCATTTCAACAGATTCAGAAAGCGTGTGAAGCGGACAAGGTTGAACACAGACCTGTTCAGAAACTTTCACAGCCGTTGTCATCTGATGAAATCATTGAAAGGCTTGCGGGTGGAGATATGACCAAGGGTTCATGTTCTTCACTGGCTTTTGCATACATTGGAAACAGGAACGGACTTGATGTTCTTGATTTCAGGGGTGGCAGTAGTCAGTATGTATTTTCTATGAACAGTAACATTAAGAAAATACTGGAATTACCGGGTGTGAATGGTTCAATCACAATGGTCAAGAAAGAGATTTCAGGAACAATGGAAGTCCTGAATAACCTTGTCTTGAATAAAGAATACTATCTTGCAACTGGTAAACACGCAGCCATTGTCAGACGGGTTGACAGCGGTGTTGAATACTTGGAACTTCAATCAAAATTTCAGAACGGGTGGATGCCATTTGACCGTTATGGTTCAATGGCTGCAACACTGAATAAGCGTTTTGGATGTAGGAAAACAGTTGATAAGCAATTCGGCAAGGTTTGGGAAAAATCGGTTGTTCTTATGGATGTTGAATCATTCAATGAAAATACTGAATTTGAACAAATTCTTGGGTATATAAATACCGCAGTAGAAAGTCAGAAGAAAGGGGTGACGGGTGATGTCAAGTAACTGGTACAAAAACAATGAAACAGATCAGATTTGGTGGAAAGATACACCTGATTCAGTCGGTGAATGGCTGTTCAGTTTTGACAAAAAGCAAGTGTTCAATATGTTTGCTGATTATCCGCACAACCTAACACCTGAACAGAAAAAAATATTTGATGAAGAAAATCCTGAATGGTGTGAGTTCTTCAAAGATAGAGTATAGAAAGCACGGTCAAATAACCGTGCTTTTTTCATACCTTAACAAGTTATCAATAGACCTGTAATAATTGCTATATGGCTGTTATATGAGGTCAGAAAGGGGGATAAAAGGCACATGAAAACATACACAATGAGAAAGGCATGGTGATCCTGATTATCTCCCGGCTACTGGGTCAAGTAGCACATAGAAAAGGCATCCGGCAACGGGTGTCTTTTTTCTTGCGGGTTGTCAAGCGTAAACCGAACAAAACCAATCAATCATGTGGGAGTAACCCCGTATAAAAACGTATTTGAAAGGATGGTATAGAAATGACAAGAAAACAGTTAGAGGATTTAGGACTTACCAAGGAACAGGCTGATTCAGTAATGAAAATCAATGGTGATGACATTGAGAACGCAAAGGGTACTGCTTCAACAGAAATCAAGAACTTGCAGACAGAGGTTGAAGGACTGAAAACACAGGTCGGTGACCGTGACAAGCAGTTAGAAACCCTGAAAGCATCTGCCGGGGACAACGCTGATCTGAAAAAGAAGATTGAGGACTTACAGACTGAAAATGCCACTGCCAAGGCAACCCATGAATCTGAACTGAACCAGTTGAAAATTGATTTTGCTGTTGAAAAAGCACTGACAGGTGCAAAGGCAAAGAACATCAAAGCGGTCAAAGCCTTACTTGAACTTGGAGAAGCCAAACTTGACAAGGACGGAAATGTCAAGGGACTGGATGAACAGATCGAGAAGTTAAGAAGTGGTGATGACACCAAGTTCCTGTTTGAAGCACAGAAGCAGCAGAAACAGCAGCAGAATTTCAAAGGTTTTCAGCCGGGAGCATCAGGGGAACAGAAACCGGGTGAGGGTGAAAAGGTCGATTTCTCAAAAATGAGTTATGACGAACTTACCGCTTACATGGAAGCAAACCCGGATGCACAGATTTAATTTGATGAAAGGAAGGTAATTGAAACATGGCAAAATTTGATGCTAAAAGTTTTAATGAAAAGGCGTTCGGTAAGTACATGAGTGCTATTCCGAACGTGAAACTGAACAAGTTACGTGAATCCCGTGCAATCGTTGGTGATGCAAGATTACGTGACACTTTTGTGAATAACTCACAGACTGGCACTGTTTACGCAGTGTTACCGTTCTTTGGTCTGCTTTCCGGCACACCGCAGAACTATGATGGTGTTGACAATGTTACACCGGGTAAGACTGACACCTATGAACAGGGTGTTTTCACCTATGGCAGAATGAACGGTTGGACAGAAGCAGATTTCAGTTATGATGTAACTGGTGGTACTGACTTCATGGCAAACGTAAGAAATCAGATCAATGACTACTGGAACGATGTGGATCAGGATGTTATCCTTGCAATCTTAGAAGGTGTCTTTGGAATGAAGGACACTGGCACGGGTGACATTAAGAAAGCCAATGCAGCGTTTGTTGAAGCACACACCTATGATATTGCACATGCGGGTGCTGAACATACTGATGATACTATGAAGATGGATGCAACAACCCTGAATAGTGCAATTCAGAAGGCTTGCGGTGATAACAAGCAGAAGTTCAAGTTGGTTTACTGTCACAGTGCAGTTGCTACCAACCTTGAAAACCTGAAACTGCTTGCATACTTAAAGTATACAGATGCACAGGGCATTGAGCGTGATCTTGAAATGGGTACTTGGAACGGCAGACTGGTCATCATTGATGATTCTTTACCTACTAAGGTTGTTGAAGCCGTTGCAGAGGACACAAGCAAGGGAATCAAGGCACAGGATGCGTACACGGAGTACACAACCTATATCCTTGGTGAAGGTGCTATTGGTTTTGAGGATGTAGGTGCAAAAGTGCCTTATGAAATGGTTCGTGATGCTAAGACAAGGGGCGGTGAAGATACACTGATTTCCCGTAAACGTCACGCTGTTTCTGTTGCGGGTGTTTCTTATACCAAGGCATCACAGGCAACAAATTCCCCTACCAATGCGGAATTAAAGACTGGTAAGAACTGGTCACTGGTTGCATCTGATACCAAGGCTATTGAGCATAAGGCAGTACCTATTGCCCGTATCATTTCCCGTGGATAATTTCTGATCTGAAAGGGTGGTTGCAATGTTTGATACTGATACAGTAAAAGAACGGTTGAAATCATTCGGTTATGAGGTCAAGGCAGATGATGAATTTGCCTTGACCTTTTGCGTTGAGAAAGTACGCAGCACAATCAAAAATGAAATCAACTGGAATGATGTGCCGGAAGGACTGGAACACATTGCCGTTGATATGGCGGTGGGTGAATTTCTTCTTTCCAAGAAAACCTTTGCACCTGATGACCTTACCGGGTTTGATTTAGAATATGCTGTCAAGCAGATTCAGACAGGGGACACCAACACGGTTTTTGCAACTGGTGAAGGTTCAATGACCCCTGAACAAAGACTGACTTCTTTCATCAATTACCTTTTATCCTATGGAAAGGCTGAATTTAATTCATTTAGGCGTATCAGATGGTAAAACAGATTCAGGCAGCACAAAAGGCTGCAAGGAAAGCCATTGAAGCAACCTATTTTGGTACTTTGACGGTGACAGAACTGCAAAAGGTAAAAAATGAGAAGTCAAAACTTATGGAAGAATCAGAGGTTGTGGTCTTACAAGACCAACCGTGCAGATTATCTTTTGAAAAACTGCAAACAGCAATTCAGTCAGAATCAGCAGCAACGATCACGCAAAGCACAAAGTTGTTCGTTTCCCCGGATGTAACCATCAAGGCGGGGTCAAAACTGACAGTAACACAGGACAATGTGACCACGGACTACACCCGCAGCGGTGTCCCGTCCACATATCCAACGCATCAGGAAATTACACTTGAACTGTTCAAGGAATATGCGTAAATGGGTAGAATGGGAAGATTTGACTGCAAAGGTCTGAAAGACTTTCAGCAGCAGTTGGGAAAGTTGCAAAATCCTGATGACTTTGTGGAATCGTGTGCAAAAGAACTTGCTGCCCGTTTGCTTCGCATGGTGGTCAAAAGAACACCTGTCGGACAGTACCCGGCAAGTTCAGGAAAAAAGGGCGGTACATTAAGGCGTGGTTGGACTGGTTCAAAGAGATCATCAGCAAAGGGTTATGCTGACAGCCTGACGGTGAATCATTTTGGTGATACCTATGTCATTGAAATTGTGAACCCGGTTGAATACGCATCCTATGTTGAGTACGGACACAGGACAGCCAATCATTCAGGATGGGTCAAGGGTCAGTTTATGATGACCATATCTGAACAGGAATTACAGAAAATTGCCCCAAAGGTGCTTGAAAACAAAATCAAGAAATATTTAGGGGGACTTGGTAAATGATAAATTCAATAGTTGAAGCAATCAGTTGTTCCCTGAACAAAGAATTTGGGGATGATTATGAAATCCACAATGAAGAAATTAAGCAAGGTTTGAAAGAGCCTTGTTTTTTTATTGCTTGCTTGAACCCAAACAACAACCTTTTCCTTGGCAAACGGTATGAACGTACCAATCAGTTCTGCATCCAGTATTTCCCACAGTCTGCAAAGAAGCAGCGGGAATGTGCTGATGTGGCTGAAAGAATGTATGACTGTTTGGAGTATATCACAACAGACGGTGATACCAAGCCAATCAGGGGTTCAAAAATGAATCATCAGGTGGTTGACGGTGTTCTGAATTTTTTTGTCAATTATGACTTTTTCACGGTCAAGACGGAAGATCAGACACCAATGGAAACTATGACGGCAAGCACGGATGTGAAGGAAGGTGGTTGATTATGGCAGCAAAAAAGACAACAACGGGAACTGCTGCAAGGTCTGAACAGACTGAACCAATGTTCAGCAAGGAACAGATTCTTGCATCTGCCCGTTTTGCAAACAGAAGGGACTTGGTGGATGCCCTTCTTGATGAAGATAAAAGTTACACCATGAAAACCGTTGACAATTTAGTTGAAAAATACATGAAAGGACAGGTGAAATAGTATGGCTTTAGGTGGTGGTACATTTACCTCACAGAACAAAGAACTGCCCGGTGCTTATATCAACTTTGTATCGGCTGCATCCGCATCCGCTGCATTGTCTGATAGAGGTATCGCAACAATGCCCCTTGAACTTGACTGGGGTGTTGAAGGGGAAGTTTTTGAAGTGACCAATGAAGATTTTCAGAAGAACAGCCTGAAACTTTTTGGTTATGCCTTTGACAGTCCTAAGATGCTTGGTCTTAATGATCTGTTCATGGGTGCAAAGACCTTATACGCATACCGTCTGAACGGCGGTGGTGATAAGGCAGCGAACACATACGCAACTGCAAAGTATTGTGGTGTTCGTGGTAACGATTTGAAGATCGTGATTCAGAAAAATGCAGATGATGCAAGCAAGTATGATGTTACAACCTACTTCGGTACGGTCAAGGTTGACACACAGACAGTTGCCAAGGCTGCTGATCTTGTGGCAAACGATTATGTGACATTCAAGGCTGCTGATCTTGCTGTTACTGCCGGAACACCTTTAACTGGTGGTACAAATGGCACGGTTGACGGCACTGCACATCAGGCTTACTTGGATAAAATCGAATCATACACCTACAACACTATGGGCGTTGTGGTTACTGATGATGTTACCAAGAAGTTATATGTGGCTTTCAACAAGCGTTTGCGTGATGAACTTGGTATCAAGTTCCAGTTGGTTGTTTACAACCTGTCTGCTGATTATATGGGCGTTATCAGTGTGAAGAACAAGGTAACAGATACAGGATGGTCAGAAGCAGCACTTGTGTACTGGGTAACTGGTGCAGAAAGCGGTTGTGCGGTCAATAAGTCTTGTCAGAACAAGAAATATGACGGCGGTTTCACCGTTGATACCAATTACACACAGAATGAGTTGAAAGCAGCAATCAAGGCGGGTGAGTTCACTTTCCATAAGGTCAACGGCGTTGTCCGTGTGCTTGAAGATATTAACTCTATGGTGACCACTTCGGACACTTGCGGGGATGTATTCAAGGACAATCAGACGATCAGAGTTATTGACCAGTTGGGAAATGATGATGCAGTTCTTTTCAACACTAAGTATCTTGGTGTTGTTCCAAACAATGCATCAGGCAGAACTTCCCTTTGGTCTGACTTGGTGAAAATCCGTACACAGTTACAGGAACTTGGTGCTATTGAAGGGTTCACTGATTCTGATGTTACGGTTGCACAGGGCGATTCCAAAAAGGCGGTTGTGATTACATCAGCAATCACCGTTGTGAACGCTATGGGTAAACTCTATGAAACGGTTACGGTTGCGTAAGAAAGGGGTGAAATAAAATGCCGAATGTAACAATGAAAGCAAGGGACACTATTGCAGCAAAACTTGCTGAATGTTTTATCACAATCGGAAGTAGAAGATACAACTTCATGCAGATGATTGATATGGAAGCAAAGGTTGAGAAAACCAAGACTACTGTTCCCCGCCTTGGTGCAATCATGGCAGGTCATAAGTCATGCGGTATGGAAGGTACTTTTTCCGGCACAGCACACTATAACCAGTCAGTTCTTCGTCAGGCATTACTTGACTATAAGAACACTGGTGAGGATGTGTATTTTGAAATGCAGATCACCAATGATGACCCAACCAGTGATGCGGGCAGACAGACGATCATTTTCTATGACTGCAACACTGACGGCGGTGTGTTAGCAAAATTTGATGCTGACGGGGAATACCTTGATGAAGAGATTGAAGGAACATTTGAGGACTTCTCAATGCCTGAATCTTTTGCAAACCTCACGGGTTTTCTTACTAACTAAGTAACAGAACCCCTTGTGTGGCTTTTATATAAGGTCATATAAGGGGTTTTTTCTATTCTTTGATAAACAGAAGGGAGAACAACAAAATGTCAAAATTTAGTGCATTTATGAAAGCGAATAAAAAGGTAAAGGAAAATGAAAAGTTTGCACCTACTGCTTCACTTCTTGGTTCAGACGGAACACCTGTTAGATGGGAGTTCAGACATATCAGTTCCAAGGAGAATGAAGAACTTCGTGATGCAAACACCATTGAAGTTCAGGTGACAGGTAAGCCGAACTTATTCAGACCAAAACTGATTACTTCAAAGTACCTTATGGCAATGATCGTGAAGTCAACGGTGTTTCCTGACCTTTACGATAAAGAGTTACAGGACAGTTACGGTGTGATGACCCCGGAAGATTTAGTCTATGCAATGGTTGATGATGCCGGGGAAATGCAGGACTTCCAGTTATGGATGCAGAAGTTTCAGGGATTTACCAAGTCACTTGATGAAAAGGTTGATGAAGCAAAAAACTAATTGAAGAAGGGGACGGTGAATCAAATTATGCTTACTGTGCCCTTCTAAAACTTCACATTCTTCCATCAGTGTTCTTGGCTATGGATGAACAGGAAAAAGCCTTTGTGATTGCTTCAATCAAGTTGAAAGCAGAGCATGACAAGAAGGAAAAGAAAAAGGCAGAAGCAAGGGCAAAGAAAAAACACTAAGAAAGGACGGTGAAACAGGTGTCATCTATTCAGACAGGTATTGAACTTAATGACCAATTCAGCGGAGTGTTGAACAACATCATCAGTTCAGTGAACCTTGCCGTGTCTGCAATGTATGATATGCAGCAGTCAATGAACGCTGATATTGATACAAGCAGTATTGAAGGGGCAAGGGATGAAATCAATCAGGCAACCGCTGCCATTGAAGCAATGAATCAGGCAGCAAGCCGACAGACCGCACCTGATATTGCACCGCCTGTTGTGGATGGTGGAAATCAAGAACCGATTCCTGTACCTGTTGACCCGGTACTTCCTGACCCTTTGGTTGAAAATCCTGAACCAATCAGACCTGAAATTCAGCCAAACGCACCGCCTGACCCTGAACCCGTAGAAATCCCGGTCACATGGAACACTGACGGGATGGATGTGTTCACAGGAACAGGTGTTGAACGATTTCAGCAAGAAGTTCAGAGTGCAAACGATATGTTGAACACACTGAACACCACACAGGCAAGGATTTCACAGACCGCACAGGGAATGGATATACTGCCGGATGCAGCAGTTCAGGATATGAACACCATGCAACAGCGGTTATCTGCAATTCAACAGCGGATTCAGCAGATTGAGAACAACCCGGTAAATGTTGGGGCAGACAATGCAAATGCAGAACTGGAACAGTTGCGTATGCAGTTGAATCAGGCTATTCAGGAACAAAATTCACTGAATCAGGCAATGCAGAACATGGATGTTTCTGCTACCAATGATGCCTATTTGCGTTTGTCACAAACTGTTGGCAACACAGAAAGGTACATCCGTGACAATGTGGATGAACAGGGGCGTTTCAATCAGGAAATTTCAGCCGGAACGCAACAGGCAAATGAACTGACCAATACCATCAAACGGGCAGTTGCAGCCTATGTCAGTATTCAGTCAGTTGGGAAAGCACTGAACATTTCAGACGAACTTGTTCAGACAACATCCCGTTTGAACATGATGAATGACGGGGTTCAGACAACCGCTGAACTTGTCAACATGGTATATGCAGCAGCACAGGATGCAAGGGGTTCATTCAGTCAGATGGCTGATGTTGTTGCCCGTTTCGGTAACAACGCAAAGGATGCGTTCAGCAGTTCAGAAGAAGTTGTTGCTTTTGCTGATCTGATTCAAAAACAGATGACGATTGCCGGGGCAAGTACCCAAGAAGCAGCAAATGCAGAATTGCAGTTATCACAGGCACTTGGTTCAGGTGTCCTTCGTGGTGATGAATTGAACAGTATCTTTGAACAAGCACCTAACCTGATTCAGAACATTGCGGACTATCTTGATGTTCCAATCGGTAAGATCAGAGAAATGGCAGCGGATGGGGAACTTTCCGCTGATGTAGTCAAGGCAGCAATCTTTTCTGCTGCTGATGACATTAACAGCAAATTCAATGAAATGCCTATGACTTGGGGGCAGATATGGCAGTCAATGCAAAACACCGCACTGATTGCATTTCAGCCTGTTCTTCAAAGACTGAACGATTTAGCCAATAGTGAAGCATTTCAGACTTTCATTCAGGGTGCTATTGAAGCAATG